GAAAAAGAGAGATTCTGAAATGGAAATCATAATGATAATGACGACCGTTTTATTCGAAAACTTCCAGCTCTTGACTGGGGTCATTGCCGTAGTATTAAGTATAATGTCAATGGTTCCCTTCTTTAACAAGATTGAGGTTGCATTCAACAAATTTGACCCAAATGATGTTGTATCGCACTCAATGCCATATGTTATGTCAAGCTGCTTCGTTTTACTCACATACATGATATGTGGATTTGACGTAAAATATATGACCGCAGGACTAATACTACAGTGCACCACTTACAGCGCTCTGAAGAACATTGCTACAATGATGATTAAATTCAATTGTGTACGAGATGTTATAGACGTTATACTTGATGCAGCACCTGAGAGGGACTTGAGAAAAGAATTTCATGTCCAAAAGATGCCATCAGTAGTACAAGGTCTCTGCACAACCCACCCTGATGCCGCTATGGACAGAACTAACGCGAGGTTATTCTGTTCACAGTTTGCTAAGAAATTAGGAAAAACACCATATGAAATAGGTACCTTTAAGAATAAAGGTAAACATCAATTCCATTGGGCGAAAGATTTCTCTAAGAGAAGATTGAATACCCCCGTGACGGAGAATATGGTTCTTATGTTTATTGACTGTGATTATTATGTAGATTTACATACAACAGTCAACTTACTTCCTTTATGTCCAATAATAATGTATACCGTGGTACCACAGATAGCCGCCGGAGATGCACGAAATTCTTCATCAACTTTTGATGAGAATAATGTGTATAAAGCGGATGTTTCTGGTGGTGGACGGTACGAACACCAAATATGGGACTGGGCTGGGGACAATGTCACCTTAATAAACTACGCCACGTTTACTATGACTACATATCTTATTGAAAAGAGAGCCATGAGTTTAGACAAAGCAATAGTTTTCTTAAACCCTATCAGGAGATTTAGAGGACTTCACATGTTTCTTGCAAGATTTACAGTCATGCATAATGTGTTGTCGAGATTTCGTCCTGTTTCGAAGGGTTTTATTTCTTTTGAAGTCATCACGAGTAACTCGAGGATGATTACAATCGCACGAGCTGGTAACTATCAGGCTATAACTTTAGAAAGAAAGTTATATGATACCATAGTACATTTATACGCAGCCAACAAAACCAACCTTAATATAGCAACGTTGCAGTCATATCTACCAGAAATAGAGAGACCAGCTCTACCTGTACTTGTCGAGTATGTAAAACTCCAAGTGACTAGTAGACCGGTAGTATTTCCAGTAGAACAGACTATAACACACTATCAGAAGGGACCTGCTTCAGAGTACGATAATGAAGCAAAACAACGAGGAGAGGCGTTTGGAACACCTCTAGCATTGGGCTGTTTCGCCCCCGATGCCACAATCAATAATGAGAAAGACATGGTGAGCGAACGAATCTTAAAGACCATGCAAGCTAGTAGCGCTACCTCTGCCCACATAAGTGAAGTGGAGCAATATATGAGGGAATTCGTGAAATGCTTAAAGCCACGTTATTATTTGCATCCTGTGGATGAGGTGACTGTTTTGGAAAAACAGTCTAGACCATCACAAGTAGCAATTTTTAACAACGCAACAACAAAAGGTAAGGAACCAGAGCATAGTGGAGTAAAGTCTTTCGTTAAAGATGAGTTTTACGGCTCAGATAAACCACCTAGGAACATTAGTACAATTGGAGACGTGTTGAAGATACAGTATTCAAGATATACATATGCCTTAGCTGAATATATCAAGACACTACCCTGGTATGCCTTTGGAAAAACCCCAGCTGAAATAGCTGAAACAATCGCAGCAATCCTTGATAATCAAGATTTTGCAAATGAAACAGATTTTACTCGCTTTGACGGAACAAAGGACTACAAATTGCATTTGCTACATGATATGATATGGATGATCTGTTTCCACAAAAACTATCATGAGGAAGTTTTTAAACTAAACTCAATGACTAAAAATAGTAAATGTAAGACCACGTTAGGTGTTCGTTACAATTCGGGACCCACACAATTATCTGGATCGCCTGATACTTCACTCTTCAATAGTATCGACAATAAATTTGTTGATTTTGTTGCGAGAAGGATCTCAGGCCAATCTGTTCACATCGCCTTTGTAGGGAGTGGACTGTTTGGAGGGGATGATGGCTTGTCTACAGCCGTAAACAGTATTCAGTTGAACCGAGCAGCCGCCTTGCTAGGACTTCAACTTAAAACAACAGTAGTGACACGAGGAGAACCAGTCACATTCTTAGCGCGGTACTACATGGACCCTTGGAATGGTAATGTGAATAGTTGCCTGGACTTTCAGCGGCAAATAACTAAATTATTTTGTTGCAAGAAGAATAGCAGATTCACACCTGAAGAGAACCTATACATGAGATGTATAGGTTTATTCCTAAATGACGCAAACACACCAGTGTTTGGTGATCTAGCTAGGAAAGTTATGTATATAACCCATGGCACGTTAGATATAACTACCGCTGAACTAGAGAGAAGAGTGACCGAGAAAGAAGGTCTAGAACTCATCCCCTGGCACATGCGAGCTAATATGGAAAACCAGTACCCAAATGACTTATCAGACAACGTCTACCAACTGGTGGCACGGATAAGCCCATACTTTGATGTCGAAACCGCAGTGAAAGCTATCGAACAAGCGAAGACAATGCAGGATTGTTTAAACCTGCCTTTATGCACGCCTGAGGACAGGCCCACAAGTCTAAGTAGTACAGAACACGGACTAGTGGATCAGGAGCGTATCGAACCTGAGCAGTTGCTATCTGGTACCCTAGGGGTAGCCAGACAAGCCATAACTAAACAACTCTTAGCCCCACCACCCAGCGCGGGGGAGTTGACTAGAGAGCAATTTGATGCCTTATCTCAGAGAAAGAGAAAGAAACTCATGTTGCCAGTGAAGGTGTTACGACCAGCTGAGATCTCAAAAGATCAGAAGAAAACCGCCATACTCATACCAGAGCCAGAAATGTCTAGAAAACACTTCGACGCTTTGAGTAAGAAGAGCAAACGAAGACTACAATATAGTAAAGGAAACTCCCCTGATGTTAGCATCAGTGGCGACACTTCCGAGCAAGCTTGAGTGGAAGTAACAAAATGGAG